AACTGTTTTGTCTGCCGGAAAAAAATTGGCTTCTTTGGCAACAGGACTTGCTGGTGCAGGTGGTGTTGTTGCTGGTGTCGTTGCAGGTGGTGCAGTATTGAGTGCAGCTGCAACAAGTGTATTATCCTCTGAAGCCGCTCAACCATTAAAAGATGCCTTTAAACAAGAAAATGATCCTTATGGAATGTTGAGTGCTATGTCTGGTGATACTGGTATAGCTTCTTCTATTTTTAATGCTACTGCAGAAACAGATGAAAATGCTGTTCAGCGTAAAAAAGTAAATTTGTTGGCTAACAGACCTTCAGATAAAAAATCATTATTATTTTGGAAAGATTCCAAATTGGCTGCTGACTATTTGAAAGATATGGGTTGGGATGAAAAATCAGGAACAACCAAAGAAGAAAGATCCAAAGGTATGATTGGGGTTGATGCAAAGGGAAATCCTATCATGAAGCCAATCACACCAATAGAAACTCCAAATACTGAAACATCAACTCAAGTTCCTACAGATAAAAAAGCGCCAGCACCACAAGAAAAATCTGAAATGAAACCTGTTCCTGAAGTTTCAAATAAATTGAATACATTAGTAAACGAAAACAAAGAATTGAATTTACCAAGTAAACCTGAATCTGTCGCAGAAGCACAGGTTGTAAATAATACAAATATAAACACAACAAAGAGCCAGAAACCAAAAGGTCCAATACCTTCTGTTAGAAATACAGAATCTTCTTTCCAACGAATGTTGTTAGGTAGTTTAAGAGTTGTATAATAACCAATAAAAAACCCCGCCTAAGCGGGGTTTGTTTTATATACAATTCAATTAGAATGTATATTTCACACCAGCAGTGATAATATTACCATTGTATGCCTTAGTAATATTATTACCTTTTTGGTAAGCATAATCAGCAACTACATTAACGTTCTTCAAAACTGGATATGCAACGCCAGCGCCAGCAAAAGCGGCACCACCATTACCTACACCAATTTTTTGTGTGTCGATGAATGCACCACCAACACGAACATTAGTTTGAACTGGACCCAATTTAACTAGGTCATAGCTAACAGATGCTGTATAACGATTAACATCAACAGAATTGGTTGTACTACGGTCAAATGTACCTTGTACACCAACTTTACCAAACGATTGACCAACAGAAACTCCTGCTAGGTCTTGTTTAGAACCCATATTACGACCACCATAGATGCCTACATCAGCTGCTGTTGCGATACCAGCGACTAGCATTAGTGCTGCAAAAAGTGACTTCTTCATTACTACTCCTTTTTAAGAATTAAAATATTAGTTTTCTTCAGCTAATTTGGCAAAATAAGCCATATCTTCATCTTCATCACCATCTTCTTTGAATGGAGAATCTTCTGCTTTAGCTTTAGGTGCATCAAAAGTTTTTGCTTTAACTTGTTCCACGGTTGTTTTAGGTGCTTCACCATTTAAACCAAGAACTTTGTCAAGGCGCTTCTTCAACTCATCATATGATTTAAATTCTTTATCACCAATCAACTCTTGTAAAGAATGTTGTGATTTCCAAATTTTTTCAAGTTCATCATCATCTTTTGACAAAGGTGAAGAAGATTCGAATTCAGATTTATCATAATTTTGATAACCCTCAACTTTACGAATTTTCAATTTGAAGTTGGCACCTTTCCATAAATCAAATGGATTGATTGCTTGTTCATCTTCAAACTGAGGATTCATGGCCTCTGAAATCTTATCAAAGATTTTCTTACCATAACGGAACAAAAATACTTTGCCTTCATTTTCAGGATGTTTAGGATCAGATACGATATAAACATTTGAAACATAATTTAATTTACGTTTTTGTTTACGAACAATATCTTTATTCGCTTCGATTCCTGAATTCCATAATGTAGAATTATGCTCACAAACAGGACATTTTTGGTCCTTTGTAGTCAAACAATTATCAATTAACCAACCACCAGGTCCTTGAAAACCATGTGAGAACATTTTTACCCAAGGTAAACCATCTTCACCATCTTTTTCAGATGCGGGAAGAAAACGGATAGTGGCCATGCCATTACCAGCTTTATCAACTTCTGGACGCCAGAAATTATCTACCTTTTCAGAACCTTCGGATGTTTGGGAAAGTGCCTCGATTGCTTTAGATAATTTATCAAGGTTGCCAGATTGGCGTTTAAGATTTGCAAAACTCATAGTATTTCCTTTCGTATAAACGGAGTATTAACGGTATATTAAAACGACTTATCCACAGACTTCTCATTATATAATAGTATTTATCCAATGTCAAGTGTACATCTTCAAAATACCAATGGTGGTTACGGCATCCGTATGAAGTATACCAACACCACCTTCTTCTCGCCATTGGTCGATATTTTGTGAAGTATCATCAATCAATAAGCAATCAGGTTTTGAATAAGATTTTTTAAATCTTTTTCCTGGTACCAAATTAATTGGATAATTGATACCATGTTCACGAGCCCACTTTGTTTTTTGTGGAGCTATAGCATCATGTCTTTTTTCAGATGCTGTTGAAGATAGTATCTCAACGGGAACACCGGTACTATCCAAATAATCCAATAACATTTTAGCGTCTTGCATCAGAGGCAATTTAGAAAATTGTTCCGTTTCGATAAAATGGTCAAATAATTTATAGAATTCTTTTTTAATGTCAGCCTCTTTTGGTGACATTTTATAAAGTTCTTTATATTGTTTATCGAAATCTGCAATTACGCCATCCATGTCCAAATATATTTTTTTGACTTTAAGCATATTCTCTAATCTTTTTTTTCAAAATGTGTAAAAACTTTTCTTTATCATAATGTATAAACGGCGTATATTTTTTAATAAGTCGGTGCCATGTTGGCCAAATTAAATCATCTGTAATTTCTTTTTCCCACTTTGGCATAAGATTTGCAATCTCAACAAGAATACAAACTGATTCTAACGCAACTTCATTCTTCATCAATTTTGTAATGATATTAGGCCAACCGCCATCGATTGGTTTAAAGTAATCATCAAATGCCCAAAATTCAGCGCCATCGACTTTATCTAACAAGTATATTATATCATTTTCAAAGGTATAAGTCAAGCTCTGGTTGGTTTTTTGCCACTTTTTATAATTTTCTTCACCATCTTGTAATAGTTCTCCAACCCAATCACTTTTACCATTAATAAAGTTTGAAACATAAAAATCTCTAAGTTCAATTAGGTCATATTTTCTACTTAATTTGTAGAAATAGTATTTGTCTTTGCGGGAAGAAAATGAAGTTTTCGATACGTTAGTCTTACCGTTATATTTAAAATAATCATAACTATCGGATGTGAAATGCAGTCGCAATGCGTGAAACATCGCAAATGCAGAAAAACCTGAATTTTCAATCATAAAATTTAAAACGGCAGTCTAGACGTTTTCTTCAACATATTATTATCTTGTGCTTCTTCTTTAATCTTTGCTTTGAGAGCAGGAGAAATTAATGTTGCAGCAACCTCAATTTCTAATCCTGTTTCTTTACAATGATGACAGATTGCATCCATATAACCTAGGTTATTCTCCGTCACCAACTTTTCAATCATCAAACTAAATTTTTTTATCTCATCACGGGTCGGCATATTATGTTCTAGTGTAAAAAATGTGGTTTCCTATTTTAGCTACGACTTTATGATTATTCCAACCAGGTTTTACATACACGGCATGGTAATATAAAGCATTACTTTCTGCTATCTTATCATGTAAAAAAGGAACTGTCAAGGCTCTCTGTGCAATAAACACAGATTCTTCCCATTTATACCGGTCACGGATTTGTAATAGTTCTTTTGCCATACAAGTCCAAGAAAATTGACATACTGTTTTTAAATTTTGATCCGTTGTTTTTTGATAAACAACAGAACATATATCTTTAGGGAAAATGCCACTATTTACACGATTTAGTGTTACTTGTGCTACGGCTAATTTTCCTTCATATGTTTCACTAGCAGCTTCATAGTAAATATTTTTAGCAAGGCAATCTACTTGCTTTTGATAATCTAAAGACACCTGTTTTTCGGTTGCTGTTTCAATAAACTCTCTTGATAGTGTTGGTGCTGTATAGATTAATGTTAGTACTGATAGTATTACTGTTAATGTGTTAAACTTCTGTGTGTTAAATTTAAACATCTTTCTTCCTTTTTGATTTGGGCGGCCAAACTTCTGGCCGCTTTGGTCTCCAATTACGAATTTGTTTTCGCTTTTATTTTAACTTCAGGTGGTGGAGTTGTTTGAGAAACAAATTGATTGAGAGCTTCTGCTTTCTTTACAATTTCTTCTTCTGTGGGGAATACCGGTAAGGCGGGGTAGTCAGGTGATGTTGTACCAGCAATTTTAGCTGCATCTACCTGTGTATGCCATTGTTGTTGAAGAGCATCACGTTTTGTGTGATAATCATCAGTTAGCATATCTTTGGCCATTTTTAAGAGTTCTAGCCGTATCTCGTATGGTGTCATACTCATTTACTTCTCCTTGTGTGTGTTTATGTGTATTACCAGCGTTTTGTGTGTTGCTGGTTTTTTATTTATCCAGGTGATTCTGTTGCTAAGTTCACCTGGTGAAACTCCGCTTACCTATCAGGCAGCAAGTGCGAACTTTTCATCGTTTGCGGTTAATTTAATTGCTTCTTCGGCCGAGTAGTCCCAACCCTAACGTCTTTAGCTTTGACGATTCTCCATTGTTATACTAATTGCCATGTCGAAACCTTGCACCCCCATCAGAAGTATATTGCCTCTTACGAGTTTGCTACCAAGAACCTGGTCCGTCAATATACTTTTGGTGGAGGTGGGCAGAATTGAACTGCCGTCCACAACAACTTTCAAACAACTTCTACGAATTTGCTATAGTTGCTAAAATAATTAACAACAATACAATACCACCAATAAAATAATTAAATCGGTTATTTTTTTTCTGTTGCACACAATCTTCATTAGGCATTATAAGTAACTCCCAAAAAACCAAAAAAGAAAAATGACAGTTAAAAATCCACCTAAAATTGATAAGGCGGCTATTTGTCTTTTATTTTGCTCTGGTGTACAGAGTTGTTTCCAATATTTGTTCTTTTCCATATGTTCTATTATAAGTGTTTATACTTATATAGGCAACCAGCGGCCTTATTGTTTACCACTATTTTCATAATATGAAATGGCATTAACTAATCCTTTGATATGGTCTTCCGTTTTCTGTTTGAATACGATTGGTTTATGGTTTTCTACGGCCATAATAATTACCAAATCATGTATAGGTTCACCAATTAGTTCTTCATACATCAACGCATATGCGGTTGTTTGCCAAAAATAATCTTCAATATCTTCATGGCTTTTAATTTTTTTAGATGTTTTAAAATCAATTACTGAAAGTACACCATCATATTCACCAATACAATCCACACGACCTGCCATGTTTAATTGTGTAGACCATAAGGCTTGTTCTTGATAATGAATATTGTTAATACGATTAAGATGTGGTTTAATAGAATGAAACATTTCATAAGCATCATTCATTTGTAGAGGTACATCTTCATTGTTTAAATAATTCTCACACATAGTATGAACTGCGGTACCTCGCCTGGTTGCAACACCTGAGATTTGATTTGCGACTTCATCACCAACTCGTTTACGCCACTCCATGATGGCCTTTTTCTTTTGGGCGCCAATTACTGTAGTAACCGATGGAAGTTTTGTACCATCAGGCAACTTATAAAATCTTTTACCATCAGGAAATGTTTCTGATTGTAAGTCCTGTAATTGTTTTGGTGGACAATAATTAAACTGTATTTTTGTTTTCATGTTTTGGCTTAGTTATAAACTTCTGTCGAGTCGCCTCAAAAATTTCATATTCTTCAGGACTAATTACCGCCTCATCGATACGTTTTCTAATATTTTTATGATGATTAATTAATTCATTAATATCAGCTTCATATTTAAAAAACTGTGTAATATGTTTTGTATCATACGCATCCATAATGATGTGATATCTATCTTCATTTGAATCATTACGAATTTGATGCCATTTGTTTACCCACACCATGTAAGCATTTCCTGGTTCCATGTATAAGTTTTGGCCAAATTGAATGAATACACATTTGGGATTTGTAATTAATGGTATATGAATACGAGCCATATACTCATTTAAATCCGAATCTTTATGTACCAGAGATTTAGCTCCTGCTTTTAAACATGATACACGAACTCGCCTTGGATAAAAACCAAGTTCTTCAATCTGTTGTACCAGTTTAGCAATTTCACCTTGACAAGCCTGTGTTGGTTTATCATGTTCCATTGACATAGCAATATTAAAAAACTTTAATGTTTTATAGTTGTTATCATTCTTTGGAAAGAAAACTTCTAATTCTTTACCTTCATCGTTCTGAAAGAAATCCCAACCATCACGCCAGTCACCGGTTCGAGAAGTGATAGACCAACCACCAAATCCGTGATACGCAACCGTTTCATATTCTTCACCTTGGATAACCTGTTGTCCCAATGGAAAAACATATTTCTTAACATCCTCTACCAATTTTTCATGGTCAAATTTAATACACTCTAGTCGTTCCATTATAAAAGTCCTTTTTTGGATAATATTATCTTTACATCATCATAACATAATGTAGATGACATGGCAAGCGCCAATCGTTCTTTGAAATTTTCACCAATCTTTACAGAGTGTGGTAGACTAACATCAAGTAACCAAGCAGTACCTGGTTCTGCCACAAATGAATTGGTTTCTTCTAAATCTTTTTCATCGTATATGAAACCATCTGATTGACCGGTAACTTGTTTGGTATCTACCTTATCACTTATAAATTTGTAGAATTGAGTGGTACAATTACCAGTTTCAATATAAAAATTGATTGTTGATTTTATACCGCTATCGGTGTGAGGAGGGACTTCCACATTTACCTTCATTAATGTAATTGTGAAGTGTTGTTGATATTCTTTTGGTATAATGTTTATTAATTCCGATTTGGATGGGAAATCGACATGATAATAACCAATGCCTTGACCATTCTCACCAAAGAACATTTGTTCATCTTTAACTACAATGTCTTTGATATTAAAATTACTAC